CCGGTCGCCCCCGTGGGGCCCGTCGGACCCGCTACCGTGGACGCGGCCCCCGTGGGTCCAGTCGGCCCGGTGAGAGTCGAGACTGGACCCGTAGGACCGGTCGGCCCGGCGACGGTCGAAGCCGCCCCGGTCGGTCCCGTCGGTCCGGCAATTGTGGATGCCGCTCCTGTCGGCCCGGTAGGGCCCGCTACGGTCGAGGCCGGACCGGTCGGGCCAGTAGGACCCGCGATTGTCGAGGCCGCGCCACCAGGTCCCGTGGGGCCCGTGGGACCGGTCGGTCCCACCAACGTCGAGGCTGGTCCGGTCGGGCCGGTGGGCCCGGCCACCGTGGAGGCGGCACCCGACGCGCCGGTTGGCCCAGTGGGACCTGTCGGGCCGGCCAGCGTGGACGCCGCCCCCGTCGGCCCGGTCGGACCCGATACGGTTGAAATCGGGCCTGTCGGACCGGTTGGTCCGGCTACCGTCGAGGCAACACCCGTCGCACCCGTCACACCCGTCGGGCCGGTTGGGCCGGTTGGACCCGCGAGCGTGGATGCAGCCCCGCTCGGACCGGTCGGTCCCATCGCTCCGGTTGGCCCCGCGGGCCCCATCGCACCCGTGGGTCCCGTTGGGCCCGGCAGCGCCGATTCAATATCGGTCAGCACCTGTGCCGTGATGGTCTGCGCGAGCTGGTCGCCGACACCGATGGCCCGCGCCGTGCTGCCTTCCTGCGCCCGTAGGATCGTCATCACGTCGCCCGTCCGCCCGATGACCCGAACGATTTCCGCATTCGCGGCGAGCGGCAAGACGCCGAACGGCCAGACGGTGCAGTTGTAGGCGCCCTGCACGGCCGGGTCGGGAAACGCGGCGCCCTGGCCGGGGCCGAGCGTCAGCGTGGTACCGGTGGTGCGCGCCGACGGCGGCGTCTCGACGGTGCCGTACGCAAAGTTCCAATGCGGGTCAAAGGTCATGGGTCACCGTTCAGACGAGACAGCATCGACAGCCAACGACGTCGGCATCCATCAGCCCGCCAGCAGCAGCGCGGGAAACGCACTCGCTGTGGGGCCAATCAGCAGTTCCACCGGCACCTGCGACACGCGCAGCGCAATAGCCGCATCGGACAGCACGGCGACTTCGAACGGCAGTTGACTCAGATACAGGCTGGTGCGCCCAACCAGCACCTCCACTGGCAATTGCGACAGCCGACACGCAATCGGCACATCCGACTGCACCGCCATCTCGAGCGGCAACTGTGACAGCCGACTGACCACAGGCACATCGGAGAGCACCGCCACTTCGAGCGGCAGTTGACTCAGATACAAGTTGGTGCGCCCGACCAGCACTTCCACCGGCAGTTGCGACAGCCGCACCGCCAGAGCCGCATTCGACAACACGGCCACTTCGAGGGGCAGTTGGGACAGCCGGCTCGTCACCGGCACATCCGACTGCACGGCCACTTCGAGTGGCAGTTGTGAAACGAGGGCGCTGCCCATCGCTAGACCGTGACCTTCATCCCGGCTTGCAACGCTGTAATGTCAGCCACCGTCCACGCCGCCGACGTCGCCGGATTCAAGGCCCGGACTTCGGTCAGATAACTCCACGTCGTGAGCGGACTCGCATTCGCGCCGTCATAGTCCGTGCTGCCCACGCGCAGGACGCCACAGACCGACCGCGCCGAGGCGTCGGATTTCTGGCAATACAGATTGGTCTGCACCGCCAGAATCGTGCCGGTCAGGGCCATCGATGGATAGTTGTAGGTATCTTTCGCCCCCACGGTCGCGGACGAGTTGTAATCGGTCTGGTTCGGGGCCGTCTCATCCACCATCGCTCCGTGGTCCGTCCCGGTGGATGGCGTCAATGCGGCATTGCTCCCCGCCGCGACCGCATCCGTCTGTGGATATAGCGTCTCGACTTTCACGGACCCCAGAAAGGTGTTATACGGGGCCGAGCCGCTGAGATCACAGACGTAGAAGTCATCGATATACAACAAGTTCGCGTTGTAGCTCACCAACACGCGATCCCATTGCCCGGTCGTGCCCGCATTGCGCGTATCGACACTACTGGCGATGAGTTCCGTCACCCCATCGATGTGCAGTTCATACGACCCCGCCGTGTCATGGATCACCGTCTTCAGTTCGAGGTAATACCAGCTATTGACCGAGAGCACGGTCGTCCCGGTCGCTAGCACGGTCGTGCCCCGTTTGACGGTTAAGAGTCCGCCCGCCGTCAGCGCCACCGCCACATGCACCACCGCGCCTTCCAGCACTTGGATCAGATCCGTTGCCGTCAGGTTCGTCACGTACACGGCCATCCCGACGACGGCTCCCCCGCTCGCCACGAGCGGCTTGGTGGTGAGGCTGCTACTAATCCCGAGACGCAGCGACAACGTACCGGTGCGCACCACCGCACTCTGGGCGCTCGCGTTTGTCCCCGGCCCCCACTTGCCGAACCCCACAGAGCTGGGGTCGCCGCCGACACCGTAATGGTCGAACCCGTCAAAGAAGAGCAAAGCCATAGGTCAACTCAGGTCGTAGTTCAGATTGAACGCGCCAATAAACCGATCCACGCTGGGCACATACCCGTGCGTGGTCAAATCGAGCTTGCCGCCCGTCGTGAGCGTTGGGGCGGTGCCGCCAGCCCAGCGCACGCGGCTGTCCCACGTGATGGCGTGGCCGTTACTCACGACATACACGATGTAACGCCCGCCATCAGCCGCATTACGAAACGTGACGACGCAATCCACATTGAGGCTGATGTAGTGTTCGTTGCCGGCCGCGAAGTCCACCGTCAGCGTCGCGCCCGGCGAGACATGCGACACCAGCGGCGAGGTGTACTGCCCATTGAACGTGGCCAGCGCATGCGACGCCGCCGCGCCTCCGACATCCAACGTGCTCGTCAGGCTGGTCGTGCCGTAGACCTTGAACTGGCCGCTTGTACTGTGTATATGCGTGGCCCCGTCGAGGCCGAAGGCCGCTGCCTGCGAGGCGATAACGGACGTGTGCACACCAGCCACGAAGCTCCCCACAAGGGCTTCGGACACGAGGGCCATATACAGGATGGCATCGGCGAGGCCAGACACCTGGCTGAACGTCACCGTCGCTGAGCCCGCATCCGTGGCGCTAACCGCCGCCTGGAGAGCCACGGCTCCTGAACTGGCTGTCCGCGTTTCAAGCACCAGGTCGTCGTAGGATGATCGACGATACACACTCGGCAAGGCCGCATCGACGCCGCCGATCCATGTGCCCCCTGACGCGCCCGACGCCCGATCCCATGCCCCCAGTGCCAGACCGAGCCCCCCGGTGTTCGTGGAGGCCGGAGCGCCGAGGGTTTGCAGCAGCAGCAGGTCCGGGTTAAACGATAACGGCAGTGTCACATTACCCGGCGTGAGCGGTGCCGTGGCACTACCAATCGCCACCCGAACGCCACGCAAGCACAGGATGTGCTGAATCGGCAGCTGCGCGGCCGTGTCGCAGGTCAGGGTGAACCCATCTGCCGAGATGGCGGTAATCCGGGCCTCCGCCAGCACACCGGCGCCCCCCAGATTCGCCGTACGAATGGAGGCCACCTGCGTGGTGGTTTGTCCTCGGTAGTTATCGGCGGCGACTCCGGTCCCACGCCCCAGTGTCCACCCGCCCACATTGCTGGTGGCATCTGAGAACCCGAGACCGTGCATCGATCCGAACGGCGCGCCAAGGTTGATGTCGCCAGTCCCGTCGTAGTCGGCCGCGCCGCCCAGGACGATGAACCCCTGTGGGCGAAAGCCCACACCCGTCACGTCCAGGGTGCCGCCGCTGGGAATCTTGATCTGCTGCAGCGACGCCTGCACGGTGCCGCCCAGCACGAGCGCGTGATAGCGCGCCGCGATGCCGTCCGTCGCTGACCAGTTGATGTCGAACCCGTCAGCCGTGAAGCCGACGAACTCTCCTTCGACGTCGCGAGTCGGCGTGCTGCCGCTCGTCGCCGCCGCTTGCCACGCGATGCGGTTGGTGCGTTCCACCTGACAACTGGTTGTGGCGGTTTCGCCGTGTGGCAGTCGGATGAACCGCACCGACTGCTTGAGACCATCAGCGAGCCCGCAACTCATTAGCGCGTCGGTCGTCGCCCCGTCAGACACCTGCAAGGTGGACCAGAGCACGAGCGCCCGGCCTTCGAACCCAACGCCCGTGACATGCTGAACGCCTGGACTCGTCTGACGCACGAACGACAGGTGCTTCGCCGCAAGCGCCATCAGACGTCCGCAATGTGGCAGTCCTGGCCCCACACCTGGCAGGACTCGAACGCCGCCGCCGTGATGGAACAGCCATCGCCGCAGATGATCGAATGCTGCGCCTGCTTGAACAGGAACGCGGCGTCGCCAGTAAACGCGCTGTTCTGGTTGGACTGCACCGACTCGAGCGGCGGACCTGGTGGGGTGGTGCCGCCGCCGCCCGAGCCGACCGGAGGTCCGGTCGCGGCCGTCGCACTCGCGCCGCTCGTGCCCAGCCACGCCTTGATCAGGTCGCGAAACGACCCGCGGAAGTTCGTGCCGCCCACGAGCGTCAGCGTCCGCCGCACGAGCTGCGCCTCCGTGCGTGCACTGAACTCCGTCACCATGAACGTGCCGCTCACGTTCCGATCCGCACACGTGAACGTCAGCGTCTGCCCTTCGCGCAGGCCCGGCTGCAACGTGTCGAACGACGCCTCGAGCTTGATGGCCAGGCTGATGGCCAGTTGCGCGTTGGCCAACTCGATGAGCAACTTCTTGTCGAAGACGTTCGGTTCCTCGAACACGGCTTCGTACGGACCGTGCGCGGCCACTTCGGCCGCGTCCTCGACGATGACCGTGATCGGATACTGCACGTCGTAGCTGATGACGGTCGTCACGCCACCCGTTGGCGGCCCGTCGATGATGCGCGTGATCTCATCGGTGGCGATGTCGTAGTGCCAGTTCACGTTCAGACAATCGACGCCGCCGATGGACTCGATGACACCGTCGTGGGTCACGTACGCCAGGCCGACGGCGCCTTCCGGCGTATAGGGAATCGGGCCGGCAATCGGGTACGTCAGCACGTACGGGTACGCATCGACGCCGTCCACGAACGTGTCGGTGACGCGCACGATGCTGTCCGTGCCGCCCTTCATGTACACGCGGTTGACGTACTTGTCGCGCGACCGGCTGACGCGGATATCCCCGATGGCGTGGCCGTCGCCGTCGATGAAGTTGATCGGCGCGACCAGGCTGAGCGGGTCGTAGAACCGCCACACGTTCGACGCATCGATCTCCCACTGATAGCCGGTGAGCGTCGAGAGCGTGTTGAACAGGTCCGTCAGCAGCCACGCATCCGCCAGCACGTCACTGGTGAGCGTCGGGCCGGTCGCCTGCGCCGGGTCGAGGGTGGAACCGTGGCCGGGATAGCCGAGCGCCTGGATGGCCAGGAGCGCATCCTTGAGCGTCGTCCCGGCCACGAGCGTGATGGTGATGTAGCGCCGGTCGGCCCACACGTCGAACGAGTCGAACGTGATGCGCGTCTCGATATCGCCGCTGGTCACCATCTGGTTGTTCGGGCCGGTCTCTTCCGTCAGCCGGGCAATGCCGCCGAAGATGGGCACGCCGTTTTCCGAGAGCACGCCGGTATCGCCGGTGCCGGGCCGATAGGCACCGACGGCCGAGAAGACGCCGCACGACATCGTCCCGCGGCCATTGACGACGCCCTGCAGGCTCAGCGTCTCGAGCCGCAGCGGCCGCTCCGTGCCGTTCACGGTGAAGAGGTAGGTCGGGTCGGCCATCAGAAGGTGCCCGAGAGCCCGAGCCGCCGAGCGGCAGCCGGCAGGTGCGGCAGGACTACTTCTCCCACCTTGCGGCCGTCCATGTTCAGCGTGATGGTGCCGCCCAGCCCGCCGCTGGCTTCGGCCAGCGCATCACGCACCATCGTCGCCACGCCGACGCTCTGGCTCGCCGTCAACACTTCTTCCGCACCGTGGAGCTGCACGAACTGCCCGGCCGGGTTGAACGACTTCAGCCCGTACGAGCCCGCCGAGTACTGCAACTGACTGGCGTACGGACCGTTCGGGTCGATGCTGCCGTCGCTCATGTAGCCGTTGCCAATCGGATAGATCTGGCCCTGGTCGTTCAGCGGTGGCGCCCCGCCCGTACCAGGCGTGACACCTGGTGGCGGAGTCCCCACCGACCCCGGAGGCGGCGGCACATGATTGATGGCATCGGCCGCCTGCCTGGCCGCGGCCGGAATCTGGTTCGCCAGCAAGTCGCGAATCTGCTCGAGGATGGTCTTGATGGCATCGAGCGCCGTGTCTTCGATGTCCGCGAACGTGATCTTCGAAATGTCGAGCGGCAGGCCATCCGGGCCGACCAGTTCGCCGAGCTCGTTAAGTTTCCGGATGTACGGTTCAAGCGTGCGCGGCAGCGCCGATCCGGTCGCCAGCGCCTGCTGTACGAGCGCATTCAGTTTGTCTTTCGAATCGCCGAGCACCGCGTTCATGTCCGCGCCGGCCTGCGCGAGTTCGTCCAGGTCGTGTTGATACTTGAATGCCGTCTGCGAAATCTCGGCCTGCTGGAAGTTCTTCCCCATGTGGTCGAATGACACACCGAGGTCATCCGCCGCCCGTTGGAGCGAATCCAGCGATGGGTCGCCGGCCAGCGACTCGAGCAACGTCTTCTGCTCGGCCGTCAAGCCGTTCATCGTCTCGAGGTCGGCAATCATCGGCTTGAGCGCGTCCGGAATCGCGCCGCCGAAGTCCGTTACCGCCGTTTGCAATTTGTCGAAGTCTCCAGCGACCACCTGCTGCAGCGCGTGCACCTTATCGAGCGCCGTCTTAATCGCGTCGATGTTGCGCTTCGCTGCGGCCGGGTCGTCGCCAGGTGTGCCCTGCGTCAATCCGCGCCACAGTTGTTCGCCTTCGGCGCCGAGTGCATCGAGCTCGGCATGCAGGGCATCGAAGCCCCCGTGCGACTCGGCAAACTGCGTGATGAGGTCGCGGCCCTTGTGACTGAAGAACGCCGACTCGATACCCTGATAGAGCAGCGTGCCGATCTCCAGCCCCGCCGACACGATGTCCGTGATGCCAGCGAGCTTGTTGATGCCGCCAGGCTTCTTCAGGAAGGTTAGTCCACTCACCGCCTGGTTGGCCGCCGTGACGCCGCGGCCGATATCGCGCACAACCTGCGACATCGCGCCATCGGCCACCTGCGCCAGTTTGGTGAAGTCTTCCGAGATGGCCCCGAGCGCCGAATGTAACTGCGCGAGATTCGTCGGCCCCGCGCCACCTGGCGCCGACAAGCCGCCTTCGCCGATCATCGTGCCCTGCCCGGTCTGGTTGAGCGCGCGAAGGTTAAGGAACAGCAGTTCCGTCCCGCTCGGGCCGGTCCACACGTCATGCAGCGCCGTGGACGTCTCGACGGCGGCCTGCATGGTGACGGCTAAATCCTTAAAGGCATCCGACCAGAGTTTGACGCTGGCCGCCGCATCCTTCGGCAGCGCCTGATAGAGCCGCGCCGTCGCATAAAACTCGTACAGGATGGGATTGACCGCCGCACCCTGCTCGGCCAGCCCGAGGACTTCCTTGCTGAGTTTCTGATACTCCGGCCAGCTAATCGCCGCCGTCTCGCCAGACCGCGCAATCGCCCGCGACAGGTCGAGCACCTTCTGCGCCAGCGCTTTGCCGGTAATCTCGTCCGCAATCGCTTGAATCGACCGGTCGTACGCCTCGAGCGCTCGGACCGCCGCCTCCGCGTCGGCAATCGACTTTCGCATCGCCTCCCGCGTCGCCTCATCAATACCCGCTTGCTCCTGCCGCCCTGGCACGGGCAATGCGCCGCCACCCGTTGGCACCAGCGACGGTGCCGCCGGCAACGGCAACTGCCCTTTCGAGAGTTGCTCGCGAAACGTCGCCGAACTCCGCACCGCATTGGCAAAATCTGACGGCAACAGTTCAAGCATCTGGTCCTGAAAACTCTGGAACAGATCGCCCGTCAACGTCGTCGCCGCTCGGACCTTGAATTTTGTGTACAGCCGGTCGATGGCATCCCCGATGTCATCGAGCGCGTGCACGGTTTTCTCGGACATCACCGGCGCCTGCTCGGCAATGCCGGCGAACCCTTCCTTGATGCCCGGCAGCAGCGTCGCGCCGCTCCGTCCGAACAACTCAAGCGCGACCCGCGACTGCGTCATCGGGTCTTCAATCTTGCCGACCGCCTCCGCAATCGCGAGGAAGGCGTCTTCCGGTTTCTTGCCGCGCAGGTCATCGAGCGACAAGCCGACCGCCTGCAGCGCCGCCTGCGTCGAGGTGTTGCCTTCCGACAACACCTTGTTCATGTGCGTCAGCGACACACCGACGTCATCGAGACTGGCGCCGGTCTGGTCCGCGGCGTACTTGAATCGCTGCGTCGCCTCGATGCCGACGCCGAGCCGCTCCGACATATCGTTGATGTCGCTGCCGGTCTGAATCAGTTCCTTCCCGAATCCGATGATGGCGCCCACGCCGAACGACAGTCCGAGCGCCGGCCCAATCTCCTTCAGCCCCGCCAGCAGCTTGTTCGTCGACTCCGGCACCTGCTTGGTGGCTTCGGCAATCTTCACCAGGTCGGCCGGCGCTTCAACGCCGAGCTTCTGGTACTGCGCGATGGCGTCGGTGACGGCCTTGTTGAGTTTGAGTTGATCAGCGGTGGTGAGCGCCGTCACGCCGCCAATCTGCTGGACGGCCGCGACGTACTCCTGCGCCTTCCGAATCTCGCTGGCGCCGAGAAAGTCCTTCACCGCCGCATTGATGGCCTGTTGCCGTGGCAGTAAATCCTTCTGCATCGCCGTCGCGAGTTTCTGCACGTCCGCCGTCGCGCCGGCCAGTGCCTGCGTGAGCTGCGACGTATCGGCTTGGAGAATGGCTTTGAGGACGCCAATCGTCGCGGTCTCAGCCACGCGACACTTCCTGCACGAGTCCGTGCGACTGCGCGGCAATCACCTGCATGGCGGCGAGCATCTGGGCTTCGGTCTGGACCAGCCGCGCTGCCGGCTTCTCGGCAGCAGGCGTGACGTCGAGTAACACCTCACGCAGCGGCGGAAACTTGCCGGACCAGAGCAGGCCCCAGAGCCGGTTCATCTGCCACGCCAACATCAGGTCTCCATTCCGCGCGTCGGTGATGGTGTAGCCGGACGCTTCGAATTCCAGCCAGGTCTCTGCTGGCGTCAGCGCCCAGAAGGCGGTCGTGCTCAGGCCGAGGCGACGAGCGTTAATCCAGAGTTGTCGCCAGTCCCAGCCTGAGCGGTCGGAGGGTCCGCGTCGGCGCTCGGCTCGCCGGCCGTGGGCTTCCGTGCATTGAGCCGCAGCACTTCCGTAATCGCATCGAGCGCCGGCCGATGGCCGCCGGCCGCGTCCATCAGGTCGCCAGCCTGTTCCACCGTCTTGATGGTCTTGCCGTGCAGCGGTTGCAGGAACGTGAAGAGCAAATCGCGCAGCGCCAACAGGTCGAGCGTGGTCAGCGCGCCAATCAGTTGCCCGTACGTCTGCCCGGTTCGCTTTTGCATCGCACAGAGGGCATTCATCGTCGGCCGGAGCACATACGTCTCGTCGCCGACGACGAACGCCACTTCGCCGCGTGCCGGGTTCGCACTCACGGCATCACCGGCGCTTCGGTCGGCTGCACCGTGCAGGTGTAGGTCACGACGTTATCCTTCGTCACCTCACCGATGCCGAACGTCGCGATGTAGCCGCGCATCGAGTACACCTGGCCGCCCGGAAACTTCACCCGGAACGAGTGGTTGGTCCCCTGTGCCGCGAGATACGGCAACCCACCCGCGGTAAACGCGCCGGTGCCGCCGCCCGCCGTCGAATGACTCTTCGTCGTGGGCACGTAGCTACCTTCGATGGTCATCGGGGCCGTGTCGCGCATGCCGGACCGGTGCTCTTCGTGCCGACCCGGTGACCGCAGATGCCCGGTCTTGACGTCGGTCGACGTCTGCGCCCCCGGCTGAATGCGCGTCACGACGGCAATCGCTTCGAACACCTCCGGACTGGCGCCGTCGCCTACTTCAATCTGTGTCGCATACCCGGCAATCGCATCATCCGCGGCGCCGTAAAACTGGTCGGTGACATTGGTCGGAATGGCCATCGCTGCTCCTATGACGCCCGGTAATGGACGTAGTAGTCCTGGGAAATCACGACCTGCCGGAGCTCGTCCGCCAGGAACTGTTCAATCGGCGCCGCCGCGGGTTCAATCAAATCGACACGGGTCGCCGGACTGCCAATCGCGCCGGCCCAGCCGGCGAGCCCCGTCGCGGTGCCGCCCGTCATCTCGCCGTAGACGGCATCCGCAATCGCGCGTGCCGTCTCGAGCGGGTCGCCCGTGGTCGCCGCGTCCGTGAACGCGTCCACCTGCACGCGGTCGGTGACGGTGCCGACCAGGCCGCGCAGATGCAGCGGGTCCGGCCCGCCCGGAATGAGCGTCAGTCGAATCGCCGGCAGCGTCGCGCGCTGCGGCAGCATCAGGACGTAGATGCGCGAACTCACCACGGTGGTGACGGCGGTCACCGCCGCGAGACGCAGTCGCACGATGTCGGTCCCGGTCACAACAGCCCCGACGTGGCCGAGCGGCTGCCACGACCCGACAACACGTCCCACAGCCGGCGCCCGATGGTGACGAGCGCCGCCGCTTTGCCTTCCTCGAACGCCGGCCGCGCAAACGGCCGTGGCGGCACCGGCCGGCCATCCGGAAAGTGCGCGAAGCCCAGTTCCACCGGCACCGCGTACGAGACGCGCCGGGTCGGGCCAATGGCCACTGCCGCCGTCCCGTCGTACCCGCCGCCCCGTGCCGCCTGTTTCTTCACCACGATGTTGTCGGCGATGTTCGGCGCCTTCGGGTCACCCCGTGGCGCCAGCGCCGCCATGCGTGCGCGGATGGGTTCGGCGGCTTCCTGCAGCGCGTCGTACAGCACCTCTTGCCGCAGTTCGACGGAGAATGTGGCCATCGCCGCGACGATCTGGTCGGTGCCAGTGAACGTGAGCGTCACCATCAGCCGACCCTCGACAGGCATTGCAGCGTGATACCCGCGCGGCGACCCACCATCGAGGCGGCCACAATGTCGTACGTGCGACCCTGATAGACCAGCCGGCGCGTTTTCGCCACATCCACCAGCTCCGGGTCCATATCCGTGCGGTACCCCATGCGAAACTGCGTGTCCATCGCCGCCGACATCTGGCCTTCCCGATACCGCTCACGGCCGAGAATGTCGGCGCGGCTCATCCAGCAGGTGGCCAGCGTGGCCGCCGTTTGCCCTGGCATGCCGCTCGGCCCGACCGCATCCGTGATGGCCAGAATGGTGACGCGCCGGTCACGAGCCCCAGGGTCGTCCGCAATATCCGCCGTCACATTCGCCAACGCCGGCACTAAAACGGCCCCGCCCAGAACCGGTCGATCTTGAAGGCCGGCGTACCCGTTCGGTACCCGGTTGAAAGGGTGCGCTGCGTGTACATCTCGCTGACAAACAAGCCGATGCCTGCCAGCACGTGCTTGAGCGCCGGTGAATTCTGGTCGCGGTACCCCGCCGTCCATGTCACCGTCACCACATCCGAGCCGGTACTGGTGGTGGGAAAGGCCTGACCGGCAAGTGGACGGATTTCGCCAGCGGTATAGGGACCGCTCGGCAGCACCAGCATGCCGGCTGGCGAGAGCGCCAGTTCCTGCAGCGTGCCGCTGGTGTCGAGATAGCCGACCGACAGCACCTCGAGCAGCGGCGCCACCGGCAGCACGATGCGCGGACACGGACCCGACGGCGACGGCAGCGGCTGACACGGAAAGCCGCTCAGCACCATCGTCCAGGTCTGCGGCATGACCGCGCGTTGCGGCTGGCTCAACCGACCGAACGCTTCGCAGTCGCGCACGGCCGCGCCAATCCACAATTCAATTTCGTCGTCTTCGGCGTCGTCATTGCAGCCGTGCAGGATGTGGTCACGCACCCACGTCACGCCGATGGGCAGCGCCTGCGGTTCGACGGCGCGATACCAGCGCACATCGACGCCGGCATCCCACGTCTGATCTGCAGTGGTGTATCCGTACATCGCCGTGCGCCATGATCGGCCGCACGACGAGATGCCAGATTTATCGTGTAACGGAAAATACGTGGCCCTCGAGCAGCGTGCGGTACTGCGCCGCCACCGCGTCGACGGTGAAGGCCGCCGCCCGCGCCTGGGCACGCGTCACCACGGCGTCACGCCGCTCCGCATCCGCCCAGTGGTCCAAGGCGGCGTCGAGCTCGTCCGGCGACGCTAGGACAGTGCCGTCGGGCTGGAGTTCAGTCGTCGCGGCCGTGTCCTGCATCAGCACCGGCCGGCCCGCCGCCATGGCATTCACGAGCTTGACGCCGCTCTTCCACTGCCGGCACACCCAGCCGTCCCACCGGCCGCCACGGAGCGCGACCAGCACATCGACGGTAGAGAGGTCGGCCGGATTGATAACGACCGTCCAGCCGCGCCGCTGACACGCCTGCTCGAGCGGTCGCTGCCACCCTTCGAGATACACCGGATTGCCGTCATAGCCGACGACTCGACACACCGGCCGTGCCGGGGTCGGCACCAGATGAAGCCGACTGTGATGCGACAGATAGACGCCACCGATGTCGTCCGCCATCGCCTGCGTCGCGCCGATGCGGAGCGCCAGCGGCACATCGGCCCGCAAGACCGACAGGTTATGGAGCAGCGCCGTCCGGTCCAGCCCGTGGTCCGTCGGCTGCGCCCAGCAGTCGAGCACATCCCAGACCAGCGGTTTCCTGACCGACCGCAGCCAGGCCGCGTGCGTCACGATGGCGTACTTGACCAACACCAGCACATCCGCCCACGCCACATCCTCAGCCGTGGGCCGGCTCGTCGTGCGGCCGCCGAGCGCCGCGGCGAGCTGCTGCCCGCGAATCGCCCACGAGCCACGGCCGGCGCCGACGAACAGCACGTTCATGGCTTCGGCACCCAAATCTGGTCACGCGAGACCTGTTCGGCAAACCGGTACCCGCACGCCGTCAGCAACTGCGCCACCACGTCCTTCGGCAGCCCGTACGTTTTGGTCCACAGCCACTTATTCTCGAACAACACCACCGGTCGGCACCGCCGCAGCGTTGCTTCGGCCCCGCAGAGCGCCGCATGTTCGGACCCTTCCACGTCGAGTTTCAGGAAACCCAGTGACGGCAGCGCCCAGCTATCAATCGTCTCAACGGCAATGGTCCCACCAGGCCGGATAAACCGCGCCCCGGTGTTGCCACGCGCCGCCTGGTCAGCCGTCAGGTGCATCGCCACCGTGCCGGCCTGCTGCCCGAGCGCCACCGGCCGAATCTCGACGTTCACGCAGCCGGTCTGGAACAGGTTCCATGCGAGACACTCGAACGTGTCCGGGCTCGGCTCGGCCGCAATCACGCGCTGGAAGGCCCGACTCATCACGACGGACCACGTGCCGATATGCGCGCCGCCGTCCACGGCACAGGTCCAGTTGGTCACGTGCCGCATCGCCGCGACCAGGTGACTGAGCTGGTAACTGCCATCGAGATCCAACTCGCCCGCCATGAACGTGTCGGCGTCCGGAAACGCGACGTTCCGCACCACCTTCATCGGTTCGCTCCAAATCGCTGCGTAAAGTACGACCGCATGAAGAGTTTGCGCCGGCACTTGAAGTCGAGCAGCGGCACGTCGACGTCCACGTCCTTCTCGAGCAGCGTGCGCCGGAACGGCACCATCGCCTCCGACTGGTCGAACAATGCCACCGTCAATCCCGCCCGCGTCGTCACGCCATGCGCAAGCGGCGACAGCAACTCGACGAGCGGCACCGTGTCGGCGCCCCAGCGAATGAGGTTGTCGCTCAGGCATTCGGCGCGTTGCAGCGCCTCGCGGTAGAACGCCACCAGCCGGTCCTTCGCCGCCACGGCCCACCACTGCACCGAGTTGAGCAGCGGCCGGCCGGAGTCGATGAACTTGGCATCGAGGCGCACCACCATCCCGAGGTCCGCCTGGAAGAACGGCCGCAGATCCCCGAGCACGAGGATGTCCGGACAGACCATCACGGTGTCCTGGTCGAAGGCGTCCGACGCGAGATAGCAGCCCGCCACCTCGAGCATCCACAACATCAGCCGGCGATGCGTCGTCACAAACGCATGCGTCGGCAGCGGCAGCGCCGTATCAACATCGGTGAGCACGACCGTTTCGCAGCCGCACGACCGCTCCACGCTCGTCGTCAGCATCCGGAGCGCGCCGACCCAGTCGAACGGGCCGAGCTCGTGATGCGCCGTACTCTCGGGAGCAAACGGCCGATACGGGCTGACCACCTTCATGCGAGCAGCTCGGCCAGCCACCGCCACAGCGCCTGGGCTTCCTCCGACCGCCACTGAAACCACGCGAGGTTCCCCAGAAACTGCCGCGTCTCGGCCTCGTCGAGCGGCACGGGCGGCACCACCCACCCCGACGGACACACGGCCGCCGCCGCGCCGTCCCGGCAGATGACCGGAATCCCGAGCCGCAGCGCATCGATGGCCACGTTCGAGTGCCAGGTGATGACGACGGCCGCGCCGGCCAGCACCGCATCAATAGGGCCCGGTGGCGTCACCGGCACGTCCGGAAACGGTCCTGGTCCCGACCCTTTCGGCCGGTACCGCACCTCGAACCCACGTGCCCGTGCGGCGTCCACCATCTGCCGCTCCCACGCGCGCACGGTCTGCAGCCCGTACTGAATGCCCGCCTTCGGCCCGATGCCGGCCACTATGGCCGAGCCAGACGGCTGCCAGAGCCGCCGCAGCACCACCCCGTCAGCGACGAGCCGCGTCAGGGGCCACCGATGCCGCAGCACCCACTGCTGCGGATGCGCCGCGTCAATGGACACGCGGAACTTCACGTCGCGCTGCCAGTACGCCAAATCGAGGGCCAGGACATGCCCGCCCGCGGCGAGCTGCTGGCGCATCGGCTCGAACCGGTTCGGGGCGCCGGGGCCCCAGAGCACCAGCAGGTCCGAGCCGCCGTGATACGTGGAGGTTTGTTTGACGCGCGTGGACGCGGCGAGCGCGGCCAGATGCGCCGTGGCGCGGAACGATTCAGTCCCGAACCGCAGCAATTCGATGGTCATCCTGCAGGACGTCGCCGGTCATCTGCCGCCACTCGTGACGCCAGCGGTCGGCCGCGGGCCCGTCGGCATACATGCCGCCGTGCCACGGCCCGCCAAGCGTGTAGTGATACGCCTTCGCGTGGTCATCATGCGGCCCCTCGCCCACGAGGTGGTTCCAGTGGAGCGGCAGCGCGCCGACCTGGTCATCACGCAGCCACGTGAACCGGTGCAGGTCGAGGCCGCTGGCGGTGTTGACGTAGTCCGGCGTCAGCGCCCGACACTGTTCCGCGTGGAACACCATCAGACTCGACCAGTTCTTCTTGGGATAGACCGTCTGCGGCTGCCCGAGAAACTTCCGGTCCGGCTTCGGTACGTATTCGTGCTGACAGACCAGCACGGCGGACTCCGGCGACGACAGCGCGTACGCCAGCAGTTCGGTGATGTCGGCCTGCACCAGGAAGTCGCAGTCCATGAACACGGCGATGCCGCGATAGCCACAGAGCGCCGGCACGAGAAACCGTGTCAGCGAAAACTCGGTGCTTTCCGTGGGACCCCGCTCACGCGTATAGAAATGCGTCTGCCGCAGCGCCGGTTGCACGAGCGGCGTGATGGAGATCGGAATGCGCGCCCGCGTCAGCAGGGAATGGGCACAGACGGCAAACGCCACCGGTTCGCGACTGTCCCAGCCGATGAACACTTGCAGCATCTGGTTCATGCGGCCTGCTCAATGAGCGCGTCGTCGAGCGTCGTTCGTCGAAAACAGGTGAGCGCGGTCTGCCGGCTGGCGTTGACGATGTCAATGCCGAGCTCGGCCAGCGGCGTGACGAGCGTTTCGAAGAGCGGTCGCACCATCGGCCCGAGTTCCGACCACGACCGCGTGCCCCACGGATGCGACCCGAACCAGTGCTGTTCCCCCTGCGGCCCCGGTTGCAGGTCGCAGCCCAGCAGCACGATGCGGCGCGCACCCAGATGCACCGCCAGGTTAATGGCTTGATACATGGAGTTCTTGCCGGTCTTGAGCCCCGACGGGTCGCGTTCGAGTCCGGTAAAGCCGGTTTCGCGCAGCACGGTCGCCCACGGCGCCGCCTTCGGGTCGAGGGTGAACCGCCAGCCAGAATAGTTGGTGAGCGTCGGCCCGTTACGCGGCCACCAGCCGCCTGCGTCTCGACCGGCGCCGTAGAGCGCGTCGGCCCACGGGGCCAGCCGGATGGCGTCCTTGACCGCCAGGACGCGCGCCCGACCGCGACAGGCGTCGACATCGGCCGCCGTCAGGCTCGGCCCGGACGCCACGCACACAATGGTGCTGTCCGGCCAGCAGCGCGGCACGACGTTCACCGCGGGTCACCCTTCTCGCCACGTGGGCCCATCGGACCGGCCGGTCCAGACGGGCCGCTCTTGCCTTCCTTGCCGCGTTTGACAGCCAGCGTCCACGGCCGAGGCTCAGGCCCGTACTCGTCCGGCTTCGCGGGGGTGGCC